CTTGAACACGTCTATTAATTCGTGCCATATTGTGGGGGAACTGGTTTTTATTAATAATACTATGTTTTAGACGCATGGAAAAAGAAACCTTTGATAGGCGGACCCCTATTTCCGGCTATCGCGGTCAGGCGTTGCCTCCTAGCCTGAGGGTTGGGCTAGGCACGATAAAAGGCCACATGGGTTCGCTACGCTCACAAAGATAAGTGCGGATGTAAGAAACGCTGTCGAAAATATAACCTTTATAGACTGTCGCGGTAGCCCCGACCCTATGGCAACAGCAAAGACAGGCAGTTTTTACCTGAACGAAACAGTAACACTACCGGCAGCAAGCGGACCCGGTAGTAGAGTAACGGGCACTTTGGATCTAAGTGCTTACGTGAACGTACCAACAGGTCAAGCAATAGCAATCGATCAAGTAGATTTCATTTACCAGGTCGCTGCCGATTTCGGTGGCGATGTTATTAGCATGACCGCCGGTAGTGGTTCAGTGGGTGGTCAAGTTACAGACCTAAACCCTGGAACAGCATTTGTTCGAGCAGATGACCAATCCCTGGTAGCAAGTGGTTCTCTAAACATCGACCACACTGCAGGGCTTTCAAGTCACACCTCCGACTTGTATCCTGATAACTTCGGCCCTTCAGGTCTTAGTGACATGTTCATCTGTGTCAATGACCAACTATACCTTACAGCAGGTAATGATGCAACCGCAATTGGAGCAACCGATGTTTACGTTACCGCAAGAATCCGATGCAGAGTAGTTAAACTATCAACCAAAGACTGGATGGCAGTTGCTATTCAATCAACAGCAGCGGATAACTGAGGTGGGCTCTATGCCTGCCTTTGCTGAAGAACTTGCGGCTTTAGTAGCCCAAGCCTTCATGCTAGGGGTTAAGCAAGAAGCAACTAAGCAAGCAAAGAAAGCAGGTAAAGAACTTGTTAAGGAAGTCCCTAAGCAATACAAGAAGCAAAGGGAAGCGGAGAAGAAAGTAGTTAGGAAAGCATCAGCATACAATAAAGAATATGCTAAACAATATAAGAAACTAAAGAAGGCACACCCTAGAACTGGTTTCCCTGCATTAGCAAAGAAAGCACATAGAGCCACAAAGAAGGTGATGGAGTAATGGCAACAGATATGCAAGCTCGACAATTGATTAAGCAAGTTCCCCCTCTTGATGCTAGTTTAATAGATCCAGCGGGACAAACAGCGCAACTCAATTATGGGCAAGGGTGGAGAATTGTATTACCTACTACTGGTGGACTTGTTTTCGTTTGGAAAGGATATATCGACATGGCTGGATATACTCAAGATGATTTAACATTCTTTACTCAAGCTGTAGATCTACAGAACGCTAACATTCCACTTGGGGGCCCTTCAACTACTAATCTGAATATTGTTAATCTAGTTACTACCCGACACGTTCCAGATGCAACAATCTTTCCAAATAATATAGGAAACTCTTTTCTTACGGGAGCAGGTAATTTTGAAAGTCTTGATCTTCAAGAAGTAATTTACGGGGAATGGAGTACTCATATTCAATATTCAGCAACTAATATAGAACTTAGACAATTAGGCGGTGATACTTTTGGTTCTGGTAATCCGACAGCCAGTGATCGATTACATATTACGCGTATAGTAACATGGACAGGCAGTGATAGTTTAGGGGCTCTGAATGTTCCTGCATGTAACTTCCTAATCGGGGGAGTAACAGGCCATGAGAAAGACCTGGTCTACATTGAAAGACTCCGCAGGGCTTACACTCAAGACCCTGGTAGGAATGTCTGATGGCTAGTCTAGGATATAGTCCAATTGTCCGACCTGCTGAATTAGCAGACCAAGATGTCTACAAAGCATGGGTAGAATATACAGGAATCCCCGCAGCCATTACTGGTGGTTTAAGTGCTGTTGGTTTTAATGTCGCGTCACAAGCAGGACAGGTTAAGACAGGGACTTCGATATTTTCTGCAACTAGGTACGGTTACGCTGTAGCCTTACTATTGGAATCATCAGTAGGGACTATGATTTATGCAACTGTTATGACTGGCATAGATCCAGAACATAAACACTCATCGGGATTAGATGAAACTAGATTCTACAAAGAACACCTAGAGGGTACAGGTACGAAAGCTGCGGGCTTCCTAAAATCATTAGCTAAAGGTGAAGACCGCATCATCGCAAAGAGATGGCTTTGATGGAAATTACAATCGAACAAAGAGTGGCTAGACTTGAAAGGCTGCTCTATTTGTTAATAGGATTGCAAGCACCCGGTCTAATGGAATACTTGGGCCTTCTAGCCTAGACTATTCTTCTTCGATTCCTTTGAGTTTCATTTGAAATAACTCATCAGCAATTCTTCTGTTTCGAATCTCTCTGATTATCTCTTGATACAACATCACAAACTGTAGACCTTCCTGATCTAACATTTCCCTACTTGCAATCATTGTAGCTACATATTGTAACTCATCGGTTCTCCATCCTTCGAACTTCTTCATTCTTTCACCTTCCTTTCTGCTTGTCTGCTACGTTCCCAGTCCTTGATGATGTATTCAAGGGCTAGCGATCTATTGTTTCCGTACCTATGCATTGCTCTATTCAAGATGATTATGCAGTCATGCGGTAATGTAACCGATATGGTATTGCGTGTAGCACCTTGAACACGTCTATTAATTCGTGCCATATTGTGGGGGAACTGGTTTTTATTAATAATACTATGTTTTAGACGCATGGAAAAAGAAACCTTTGATAGGCGGACCCCTATTTCCGG